TTTTAGAGAAGTCGATGTTCTCATCATCAAAATTCTCGGCTAACTTTTTACGTAGCTCCATCAAGTCATCAGAATCTACTTTGCCAATAACGGGTAGTACACCTTCTGGATTTTTAGGGAACGAGCTAACCTTATTTATCTTAGCCAGGAATGGATGGAACTTAGAAACCACCTCGTAGGTAGCTTCCAATGATTTGGCCAATTCGGAGATAGGCCATTCGCTTTGAAAGTGCAAAAGGGTGATGTGCATCTCAGATGTAGCGATTTTCTCGCCTGGTACATCAATCTGAGCTAGTAAGCGTGCCGTTTCGTGTGGTATTCTGATTCCCAAAAAAGCCATGTGTCCTCGATAATATGGATATTTATCCATATCTAGTATGAGTTCCAAAGGTGAAGAGAAAATTCCACTTTCTCAAATCAAAAAGCTGCCTTACAAGTCTTTAAATAGGATGATTAAGAAAATGCGCGAGTACCTCAAGCAAAATGAGGTAGTCCAGAAGATGTTTGACGAGTATAAAGTGGATATTTCTGAAATCGATTATATTCCAATGATGTTTGGCAACTTAGATGTATCTGCCAAGACAGATCATGGTGTTATTATTTACAATTACAAGCTATTGACGGATGGTGATTGGTTCAAGGACTTTTCCTATGGCGTCCATGAGATGACTCACTGGCTACAGCAGACGACCGGCACTAAAGCTACCAAGAGTTCGGATGACGGAAGCTATTTGGACAACCCATATGAGCAAGAAGGATTCCAGAACCAGGTACAGTACATTGCCGACCAGTTTGGTGATCAAGAAGCTGAACAATATGTTGATGATTTGCTCGAACACCACGAAGTTGAAAGTAAAAAAGAGGTCGAAGAAAAGAAAGAGACCTTGATGGCAAAAGTTTAATCATTCCGCGCCAGCTTGTCCAGCCGTCGGCTAATAAAATCGAATTAGGGTACCATGGTTCATTACTCTAACCCTATCATGTCTGGTTTGGACGCAGTTACGTCCCTCGGAGACGGTCATACCATAAATATGGCTTGGTTTCCTGCACAGCCCGACACGTACACAAACAAGATAGCTTATCATCTGTATTATTCTACAGATAGACGAACCATCTTTACCGAAGGGGTTAAGTTCGTTATTGTTGATGGTGCTACGTCAGCTAACATCATTGATCTAACTCCAGGCCAAGATTATTGGTTCTCTATGAGGCCAGTAGAGTACAACCCAACTTTTGTTAACTTTTTACAGAACCTTCCGGTTTCTCATGACAACGTTCGCTTCTATCCAAGCAGCATGTTGCGTAGCGATATTACAGCTACTGATCTAATCATTCCGTTAGTAGATGTCGATGGATTCCCTGGAAACGGATTCATTAGAGTAGGTGTTGAGCTTATTCAATACTTAGCAGTCGACCCTGTCAACAAAAATTTGATTGTTCCAATCAATGGTAGAGGAATCAACTTTACTCCTATTACTTTGCACACAGTATCAGGCTATGATGGATACAATACCTGGAGTCCAATCGTTAGCGTATTTGCCATTGAAGAAGATTCAGGATGGGATGCGATTTTTGCTTGCCAATCTAGATTTGAATATCCTAATTTCCCATTTACTATCCTTGATGGATATCACCAAGTTGCTAAAGATTACTTGTCAACAGACTTAAGTGCTGCGGATGCTGCTAACGTAACTTTTCCGCCATATGATTATTCTGGTTATCACAGAACTGATCCAGTTCTATTGCTAAATGGCACTTGTGTCGGAAGCTACATTGGTGGAGAGCAAGGATGTATTGACGCCTATGGAAATTTCAATATCTTCCGTGGAATGTCACTACAAGATCAAAATACTCAGCGTCAAGACATACTCTTATCTGTAACAGGTCGTCCTGCTGTTTTGATTAGAAGAGTACAGACAGGTATAACTTGTTCTTGCTATCTAGCATCTAGTGAATACCCAGATGACCGTTGTCCATTCTGCTATGGCACCAAGTTTGTCTTTGGATATGAACAGTACTTTGATCCTCGTCATTCTGATGGAAGAATTTTGGTCAGACCAGGTCCAACTGCTGAAAATCTCAAAATGCATGAAGCTGGAATGGAATCTGAATTCCCATTGGATATATGGACATTAACAGTTCCTACAATTAAGACTAGAGATATCTTAGTTCTATTTGATCAGGATGATAATGAAGAGTTTAGATATGAAGTTTCTGATGTAATAAGGAATAATACTATCAATGGTTTGGATGGCGGTCAACATCTTAAGACCTTTAGAGTTCGTAAGACTGATGTGGCTTACCAGATTCGTATTTTTAGGAATACGGCTGATTTCCCATCCAAGCTCAATACCAGCCTTGGATTTACTCCTGGAATCCCGCCACACAGCCACGAGATTGTCATAAATGAAAAGGTTTTGTCAGTTTCTCAGATAAATCAAACTACTGCCCTCTCACAAGGTCATAACCACCCGATTGTAAATGGTCAAGTAATGGAAGTTCTAGGACATACTCATACAATCATCTTGCCGTAATGCAATAAGCTTGCATATTACTAGAATTTAAGGCGAATAAATGAGTCCAATAAACCCTAACTTTAAGCCAGGCGTAGGCCACCTAGTCACAGATCGATATGATTTTCAACATCATGTCGAGGGCAGTGATTTTAGGCATGTCGCAGGCTCTATCGATTTATCACCACCGATTTTGATTGGTTCCACCAACATAACGGATGTTCAAACAGCTATTGCTGCTTTGGCTGGTACTATCATTGTTCCATCTGTGCCTGACGCTACTACGGCAAGTAAAGGTGTTATTCAATTAGGCGGAGACTTATTTGGAACAGGAACTACTGCTTTAAATCCTAAGGTCAGTGGTTTACAGGGATTCCCGGTCAGTAACACGACCCCAACGCTCAACAATATTTTGACATGGAACGGTTCTAACTGGGCACCTGGTGTTCTTACTAATGCTACCAATGCCGTTTTTGGAACCATCAAACTTCTTGGGGACCTAAATGGTGGTACTGCCAGCTCTCCTGTAGTCACTGGACTTCAAACTCGTCCAGTTAGCGCTACCGCCCCAAACCCTGGACAAGCACTAGTTTGGAACGGATCAACTTGGTTGCCAACCGGTATTCCAAGCTCTCCATCTGGTACTGGTTTTGCTACATTGACGGCTGGAACTTATGACGCTACAGCCACTGCCAACATCCGTTACACTACTGTGTTTCAAACAGATGTAGACATTCAATACAAGAATGGTGCTATCACAGGAAATTTGCATTGGGTTCCAACGGGCACTAACAAAACTATCACTTTCCCAGATGTCACAGATACCTTAGTTACACTAACAACTACAGATGTACTAACCAACAAGACTGTTAACGCAACTAACAATACCATTACTGATACCAGCGCTGCTCTTGGTGATATTCTAGCTATAATTTCTGGAACTAAATTCACTAGACTAGCTAAGGGAGCCAACGGTACGTTCCTAGGCGTTTCGGCCGGTACGCTGGGTTACTTTACTCCATCTGGCAGCACGCCATCTGGAACGGGTTTCGCAACGGTAACTGCCGGTGTCTTTGATGCCGCTGCAACTGCTAACATTAGATATACTGGTGGTAAATTCCAAACAGACGCATCTATACAGTACAAAAACGGTGGTATTACTGGAGACTTATCATGGTCCCCCTCTGCCTCCAACAAGACTCTTATTTTGCCAAACGCAAACGATACCTTAGTTGCTCAGGGAACTACAGATATACTAACAAACAAAACCATTAACGCATCTAATAACACTATCACTGATACTGCCACTGCCGTAGGTGATATTCTCAGAAGCAATGGTACTAATTTCGTTCGTTTTGCTAGAGGCGCGTCTCTACAGGTTCTTAGAACTAATGTTGGTGCTACAGATTTAGAATGGGCCACTGTAAACCTACCTGCTACTGAAGTAAGAATAGACCAGTCTGGAGCAGGTCAGCTAAATAACGTAGCAACCTCAGATGGTAGCAGCAATCCAGCAGTCGTTATCAGATTTACTGGTGACGGTGCCGCTACTGACATTTTACTCAGCGGCCTTGTAGCGCCAGCCGCCCCTTCATCTGCATCAACTATTAGAAAGATTGCCCTACTTTCTACTAGTACATCTAGGCTGATCATTTCTAACGAAGATACTAATAGCACTAGCAATAATAGAATTAGATTCTTCGGAGCAGCTAACTCTCAATACATTGTAGGTGCAGACGGATATGGGGCCGAAGTAGTTTGGGATAACAGCAGTCTAAGATGGAGACTAATGGTTGACTCGAAGTCCCAGTAAATACTTAAGTTTCCGCTTCCCATATCAATTCTTTCGTATATCTGCAAGGGTTTCCCGGCAAGGAGTTTTTTATGGATCCAATTCTGCAAGTTCTACTGAGCTGGCAGTTCGTCTTCTTCGGACTAGCTGTAGCTACGGTAATGTACGTTTTCCGCCTAATAGTCGAGTACTTGGCCACTGTTGCTAAGAAAGACTTAACTACCTCTAATCTATGGAATCACTTAGTTCTTCCTATCATGCCAATTGTACTTGGAGTGGTAGCGGCCATCCTACTTAAAACGTTTCCTTATCCAGGATTCACTGCAAATGCCGCCGGAATTGTCCAAAGAGGAGATAGAATCATTTTTGGATTAGTTGCTGGCACTTTTTCTACTCTAATGTACCGTACAATCAAGGCTTTGTTCTATCAAAAGATTGCAAATTTTGCTCAAGGATTTTCGGGTAATAGAAATAGAAATGCAAATGTAAATTCTGATCAAGATGTTCCAACTGAACAAATACCGCCAGAACATTTGCCAACTAGAGGACAAGTCTAAGACTTTTTAGTTATATAATTGGTGAATAATGAGTAACTATCCAAACAACATTGATGATGATTCAACGCTGCCAGCGGTTAATGACAATCTTACAGAGATTGGTGGAGAGGCCATCAATGCTTTAAGGGATGCTGTTGTCCAAATTGAAACTGCATTGGGAACTAACATTGCTGGTAGCGCCCCATCATTGGCCGCTCGTTTGGGAGTTTTCATTAACCCAGATGGAACGCCGAATGCTTCTGTCATCACCAGTTTAGGATTAGTTACTCTTCCAATCAGAAATGACCAAATTGCAGAGGCTGCTGGAATCCCAGAATCTAAATTACGTCTAGATTTCAGAACTCAAGACTTGTTCAACTACACCAGAGATTTAGTTCTCGATGTAAACACCGTCCTTGGTTGGATTAACACTGAGGGCATCAAGCTTGAGCCACATCTAATTGGTGCCATCTATCGTCACACGATGGATCAAATTGACGTTAGCAATAACACCAACCAATTCCTAAAGAACAATTTACGTGTACTAAGAGATAACACTCAATCTTACACTGTAGTTGCAGATATGAACGCAGAACTTCTAGCTCATCAATGGGCGGATGGCTCTCCATTCGGTATCCGTAATATCATCACTACAAACAACGGCTCTGTATATTCAACATACTTTGCTCACGTTGGTAGTGGCATTTTCATCGACCCTAGCAGATTCAATAACATCCCACAAACGTTAGACAACCTACAGTTGTTTGCTGACTACATTGATAGCCAAAGCATCTTCTTGCTAGGAACAAGAATTCAAAACTTGTACAGCAGTGGTATCTCTAGAGTTTCTCAGTCTTCCAATCTGACTGTAGACGGATATGGACAATTCGTTGTTCCGCCTACTCCAGCTATTGCTTATTTGCTCAACATTGGAAACAACAGCAGCCCGTTTGATGATATCAACTCTGGTGATGACATTGTTGTCTTTAACCCACCTCTAGCTGATCAAAACTCCAGCTACTTCGACTCTCTCTTCGCTCTTGTTAGACCAGGAGATATCATTAGGGTTCACTATGGTGACGGATACAACATTGAAGTCCCATACGTCATCAAAGAGAAGAAGTACAGCCCAACCATGGGTAGCAAGAAATACTTGGTTAGAATTGCTGGTAAAAACCAAGCTTATTCACCAAATGCTATTGCCAGAATCGATAGGCCATTAGCCAACAACAATAAGTATGGCGAGCTATCACTTTCCGCAGTTAACAATCAGTTTAGCGGCACACCAAGCCTAATTGTCAACAACCCACGTGGCGCCCAAGCTACCGGTGTTGGTTTTGACCCAGATCAGTTTGATGAAACTCACTATCTGTTATACTTAGCATTCTATCCAACAGGACACGCTGTAGATGGTTATACCTTCTTACCAGGCATTGACGTAACTGGAAATCAAGGTAAGACACCAGGGCTTTACTCAATTGAATCCATTGTTCAATCAACTAACAATGCTTTCCGCGCAGTTGGTTTCAACTATAGATTTACTGCCTTTAATTCAGGTGGAGAGTTTGGTATTTGTCTAGCAGACTCATACCACAACAGTGCGTTTTCTATCGTTAGTACGGTAATTGCTCCTGACGGTTCTATCAGTACACTAGAGAATAGTCTTCACTTCCCTAACAACGTAATCTCGGTAGTTCCAGTAGTAGGAACAGTCGCTCCTGATCCGTTAGGATTTGGTTCAACCGGATCTGGTGTGGCCAGCCCGCCATTTATGACCTCTTATGGTTCATCGGCAGCAGCTCTAAACCCAACGAAGCTATTTGTTCCTCTTCGAAGAAACAACTACTATGTCAATGGTTCTGAAACAGAAAGATTAGCTATTGAGGATTCACAGGCATTGGATGGATACGGAGACGGTTACTGGGTAGCCACTCTACAGAACGTACAGGTTCAAGTAGGAAGAGTCCAGACAACTTATCGTATTCCACTCAATTTAGATACAACTGGTCTTAAAGTTGGAAAAACGATTGTTGTCCAGTCGCTTGGCTCTGGCGGTTTGATTGATTTTGGACGCTTCATTATACAGTCGGTAAATTTCAATTGTGCGCCGAACGTTTATACAGACATTACCGTATATGACTCGGTACATGCAGCAGGATTCTCGCCATCTGTAACATTGCAGCCATTCGCGCCTGTTGCTGTTTACTTCTGCTCGGACTCTGTATCTTTCAATGCTGAGTCGGCAACAGACTTTACTGTTGTCACTCCATTCAAGAAACACTTTGAGGTTTATGTAAACCAACTTGGTAAAACATTCACTCATGAAAGAGGAAGATTTACCGTTAGCGGAAACAACATTACCGTCAACGGAACTACGCTATTTGGATATGTTCAGCTTGCCAAGTTGGATATTGTTGCTATCTCTCCAAAGCTAAGAGGATATCAGTTCGGATCTGTAAACAAGATCACTCTGAATATGTTCAGCTACAGCAGCACTTCGGGATTATTCGACGGATATTTAGCTTCCTACGATGGCACCAGCCTTACACACTTCGGTCCACGCACTCAGGGCAAGAGAGGCGACATTATTAGATTCTATGATGAAACAAACATAGACTACATTGATGTCATTCTTGATTCCAGCAACGTTCTAACTGATTTTACAAATCAAAGACTAGATTTCCAGTTGTTCCCAACTCTACAGCTAGATACCGAGCTTATGTTGCTTGGAACTTGCCAAGTTAACGATACAACTCAAACAGTTAACAAAATCGTGGACAGGCGACAGTTCGGAAACATCAGCGAAAAGGACTTGAGTGACTCGGTATTTGACTTCATGGCAATTCCGGAAAAGTTACTACACTCTAATGGGCCAATTCGTGGATTCGATATCTTCAATGTATACAGTGGGCTTGAGGGCATTGTAAACCTAAGTGGTGGAGTTGTTCTAGTCAATGGTAAAATAATTGATATAAATAACGACTCAATTAACATCCCTGTTATAAGAGAATCCTACAACTTCAATCTATGGAATATTAACTGGGCAGTATGTATTAACGGAGATGGTGATTATGACGCCATCCCATTGTTAGATGCAGATAATGTTTTGGTTACTCCTGGAGTTGTTAGAACTTTCACGGCTTTTGATGTGGTTAGCTCAAACACCTACAACATGCCGGCCGTTTTCTTCTCAGATTTAATCAATAAGAGACCCGACCTAACTGTTCTATACATAGTGTCTTCTGTTGTTACTGGTTCTGGTCCTTCTGCCACTATTGCACTAACAGCTAAAGATGCAAGAAAGTTTGTTTACAAAAAGGATTGGGGAGAAATTTCCACCCTATGTGTAGATGCTAATAATGGAGAATTTAGAAGCTTCGAAGCTTTGGCATCTTGGTTCAACTTGAATGCCAGCTACAATAGTGCTGTTCGTGTTAAAGGTCTATTCACTAGCTTCCCTGCTGGCGGATTGACATTCAACAACCCAGCCAGATTAGCTGGTGATGGTACTACTACCTTTAGTCCAACCAGTGCTTTGTCAGTTTTGAATGTTGGCCTAGATAACATCACATTGAATGTTCAGACATTGGATTACAACGGTTCTCCAATGAATGGATGTACCATCAATTTCAATCCAACTGGTGGTGGACATCTAACTACATTCAATACGCTAATCAGCAATACTACAATCAATGTCACTGGTACTGGTGGTCCACTACAGTTCCTAGCTAATACTAGACTAGAGAATGTCACTATCAATTTGAATGGCGCTACCGAGAGCATTAATTTCAGTGGAACCATTGCAAAAGACTGTACCATTAACGTTGCTGCGACCGGCGCAACAATTACTGTTGATTTCAACGGTACTGTAAGCAACTGTACATTTAATCTAAACTCAACTAGCACAACTTGGAGCGTGCTTGGAAACATGCTTAACTGTACGGTCAATTGGAATGCTATCGGAACAATGCTTCCAATCACAGCCGGCAGCGCTGCTCCCAACAGCTTTAGCTTCCTAGGCAATAGATTCATTATCGGTGGTGCCACTTCTGCACCAAGCTCTATGATTTCAGTAGTTAATGCAACCAACGGACTCATAAACAACAACTTCTTCTTTAGGTCAGGAACTACGCTTACCAACGGGTACATTCTAGCTCCGGCCACTGGTTCAGTTGATGTATTAGGTAACTTCTTTGATAGCTCTACTTACAACGGCACTGATCAGAATCTTGTTAAGAGTATGCCACTGTCTTGGAGATATAGGACTAATCTAAATACTCCAGCGACCCAACCAACTAACAGAACAGCAACTGGTAACGGATTAATACCTTATACAGTTGTCGTAGATGATGATATCATTCTTCTCACCCCATCGGCAGCCATGGTAGTCAATCTTCCACAGATTAGTTTGTCTCCGCCTGGCAGAAGAATAACAATTAAAGATGTTACCGGAGTCTTTGATGCAAGTCCAGTAACTTTGCATAGAGCGGTTAATACTGAAACAATAGATGGACTTGCAGTTGATTACATTATGATAGCCCCATTTAGCTGTGTTACACTAGTAGCTGGAACAAACGGCTGGTCAATAGTATAAAGGTAAACAATGAGTAGCCCTAGACTTTTCAAACAAATATTCGCCCCTGCAACATCTTCTGCTGGAGCGGGTTTTAATCAATATACAACAATAACTGCGGGTTCTAACAACGTACCGTTGCCTACTGGAACAATCAATGTTGTTTCTACAGCAGGATTTCCAACTAGTGGACAACTAGGCGTACAAACCCTTACTTCACTTGGTGTTTATGCCTACGTAACTGTTACATATACCAATACAAATGCCACTCAGTTTCTAGGTTGTACTGGTGGTGCTAATACCATATTCACTGGTTACCAAATTGGGGCTATTGGATCTATTTCTGTTGGTAGTTGGATTTGCCCAGCCGGTATCAAATATGTAATTCTTACAGGATGTGGTGGCGGTGGAGGCGGAGGCGCTGGTGGAAGCTCTAGCGGAAGAAGCCAAACTAATTTTGCTTATGGTGGTAGTGGTGGTTGGGCTGCACCTACTATTACACAAGTAGTAGCTGTTACACCTGGTGTATCTTATCCCATCTCCGTTGGACAAGGCGGTATTGGCGGAACAAATAACTGTGTAGCCAATATCGTAAGCGGTGGAGGATCTAGAGCGGGTAACCCTGGTGCTGATGGGGCCGCTAGCATATTTGGAAGTCTTGTATTACCTGGTGGTAAAGGCGGTAAAGAAGGTGGATTAATTTCCATTAACTCATTGTCTTTCGCAACAGGAAGCGACTGTTCTAACGCAGCTCTAAGTGGTACAGCAAACCCAGCCCCACAAGTTGTTCAATCAATGGCAACTCCGGGCGGATTTTTTGCTACTGGTTATGTACAAGGCGTAGCGCATTCAGTTAACCGTGCTGCTAACCAATACTCTGTAGCAGGCGGTGGACATGCTGGAGGCGTCTCTAACAATCCCATCTCAACTGGTGGTAATGGTGGTCAAGGCGCTCAAGGGTTTGATGGATATCCATTCGCTGTCTACGGCATCTCTGGTACTTGGGGTGGTGGTGGCGGAGGAGGCGGCGGTGGTGAAAATTGGGACTTTAACAATACTCATGAAGGCGGTCTCGGTGGTTGGGGCGGAGCCGGTTTCATTGAAATTTCATGGGTGGCATAAATGAAGTACGTAGCATATAAAGTGGCAAAAAATGATCCTAATTTCCCAGATGGTTTCATCACGGAACATTTTGGAACAGATCAAGAAGTTGTAGAGGGTTATAGTGTTGTTTTACTTGAACTATTCAACATAATGTATCAAAACAACGTTTCCCTTATTAGGTCATCAGAGATTGCAAAAGGAATAGTCACTGTTGATCCGGGTACTCCATTGCCAGAACTAAGGCCAGCGCATGAAGCTGAGCATTTACCGTCTGATTTTGCTGAAGCGCCACCTGCTAACACGCCGAACAATGCTGAACTCTTTAATCAATTTTTAGCTTGGGTAGCTGCTGGAAAACCTGGCGCTCCACCCAACACATAATCTGACATTCTCTTATGTCTTCGAATAACTTCTTTAAATCAGACCTTTTCGGAATATACAATATCGTACAAGCGTCGATGATTGTATACCCAAAAGAAATCATCATTGCTACATTGCGTGATTTCTTTTCTAAAGATAGTTATTACCATTTTTCCAAAGATCAATGGGGTTTCCCTAATACAACAGATCATACTGATCTCCCACCAGGTGCAGATTTACCACGTGGTCCAGGCGCTCATCCAGAATTGAACCCTAATCCAGTTCTACCTACTCGTATTTTTATTGGAGAGAATTTTAGATACGATAGTATCTTCTATCCTGCCATTTTAATCAAAAGTGGCGGATCTCGTTATGTTCCAATTTCTATCAATCGTGACCAGGGTGAAGTAAAATACGATAATGTATTATTTGTTGATGGATATGGCAATGAGACTTTCGTTAGAAAGCCAGTCGCTTTAGTAACATCAGGAGCCTGGGAAGGCTCGATAGTTGTTGACGTAATGAGCCGCAGTTTAAGGGCTAGAGATGACTTGGTGGAGTTGATTGGAATGTGCTTTACGGAGATACATTTTGATACTCTTCATGAAATAGGAATCATAGTCAAACCTATTTCAATTGGTGCCCCGTCAGAAACTGACGATCGAAATGATAAGCTATTTAGGCAATCTTTAACATTAGAGATAAGAACGGAATGGCGAAGAGAAATACCGGTTGCCAGCACAATCGATGCCATTCTCTTCACAGCGTCCTTTGCTGATTTGTCGAGACAGACCCCAGCGGCAGCCAACTTGACTGTCAATACAGAAGTTAATACAGCAGATATGCTACTAAAAATGTAAGATACTGTGGATGAGTAGGGGCAAAATGAAACGTTTAAGACCAAGCAAGACAACAAATTGTGGTAATATAGCGCCAAGGATAGCAATATTACTACATTTTAGTGATACAATCCACAAAACCGAGTGAGAAGGATTTAACATGGCAAATATACCAGGCGCAACAAATGCCTTACCAGGAGTATTCACCGACGTAATTACCCAGTCTAGTGGTGTTGCGCTTCCTGGGGGTTCTCGTGTCGTAGCTATGATCGGTCAAGGCTCAACCAGCGAGATTTTGGTTTCTCAAGCTCTAGGTGGTGGTCAAGACGGTCTGAATGATACGTACACGTCAAATTCGGGTTCTGATGGCAGGCACTTTGCTCTTGCGCACTTTCCAGTAATCCAGAACCGTACAACTATTTTTAAGAACGGAGTTCCACTAGTAGGATTCGAACTTGGACCAATTGTTCCAACGACTACCTTTAGTTTCAACTACGACTATCAGTTAGATCCAACCACCGGTCATGTTCTATTGCAGTCTGCCCATCTACAAGATCAGGGCGGCTCTTTTTACACCCCACTCAACACTAACGTTGGTTTGGGTAGCCTCAACAGCTTGGCATTGGTAGATAACAACTCACCACCTGAAACCTGGACTGTTCGTTGTGTCTCTGTTCAAAGAACTGCGATGAACCAACCAATCGCCGGAACTGCAAAGTTCTTGGCATTTGGTTCTGTCTCTGGCGCTAAGCTAGATGCCAATGGTAATCCAATCGTTTGGCTTGCTAACGGACAAGTTGTCAGCAATGGTATCCTCAGCTTTAGCATCACTGAGACTCAAGTCTCCAGCATCACGGTATCTCCATTCCGTGAAGGTGATGCATTCACGGTTATCGTTAACAGCGGAGTTCTAGTTCGTGGTGACTCTCTAACTGCAACTGAAATTCCACTCGCTAACATCAACAACCCAACTCTAACTCAGGGTATTAGCGATATCACAAACTTCAGCGGTCCAGCCAGCTTGACTAACAATCTAAGCTTGGGTGGTCAGCTACTATACGCCAACGGCGCATCTTTCATGCTCGCCGTTCAAGCAGCCCCTCCACTACCAAGAAGAACATCTTATGTAATGGAGCCATCTGTTGATTCTCTATCTACCAATGTAGATGACTTTATCTTCCCGTTCCCATTGGGTGTCGCTCCAGACTTCAATGCTAACATCCATGTGTTCGTAACTAATCTAACCACTGGTGTTGAGACTCAGTTGCTGCCAAACAAGTATCCATATTACACTTTGGGTACAGCCGGTAATCCAACTGTAAGTCAATTCGTCTTCAGCGATTTGGCTCCACCTTCCGGATGGTCCTATGACTATAGCATTATCAACAGTTTTGAGACTGTGGTAACTGGATTCGACGGATATATTGGCAGACTACCAGCTTTCGGAACTCAGGCCGTCTTCGGCGCTGAAAGTGGTCACTTTGACTCCAGCTTTATCGGTAAGTTGCTAAAGGTTATCGATTCCACTAACAAAGCTAACATCGGAACCTTTGACATCACTGGCGTATCCAATGGTCAACTAAGCATTCAGACGATTCTAGTCGGTGAGCCGGGCGATCCAGTTCCAGAAACTACTCCATCTGGTTTCCCAGACTTTGTTTCTCAAGGATCTGGTGTGGCGTTTGAAGTTATTCAGATTTCAACAGGACTACCAGTCGCCGGACTATCTGGTACTGATGGCACCTTGGTTGCTTTCTTGAACACTGCTACTGCCGACCTAAACAGCACCGCTGTCAACTTCAACATCCCAGACTTGGTTGCTGACTACAGACTACAAATCAATGGTTCTACTATTGGTAACAATGGTCTATACGATATCATCGCATACGACTCATTCACCAATACATTAACCTTGCAGATGGCCTTTGTAAGCGAGAGCGGCCTAAGATATGAAGTTCTTGACCCTCTTGATGTCAGCACCTACTTGGTAATGAACCATAACATCGTTCCAAACGGAAACCAACTCAGAGTCACTATTGTTGACGCTAGAGACGCATCCTTCTTCGATGCAGGATGGCTCAATGCCCTAGAAGTTCTAGAGACTGTTGAATGTGATATCTTGGTACCACTACCAAACCAAACCATCTCAGTTATCTTCCAGAACTGCTTAAGCCATTGTATCGCAATGAGCAATATCGCTAACAGAAAAGAGCGTGTGTTGTTCATCGGAGCAATCCAAGGTTTGACCCCAGCCAACTTGACTGGCGCTCAACCAGCAGCCGTAGAAGACATTGGTATCCTAGAAGGAATCCAAGGAGATAGCATTACTGACATCTTGGCAGGAAACGTAGAAGACCTTGCAAACTACTCAGTATCTAACTCTTACGGTTCAACCTTCAGAGCAGTATACTTCTACCCAGATCAGATTGTTGTTCAAGCGGGTGCAGAAAACGTCCTAGTAGACGGATTCTATATCGCAGCGGCAGCAGCCGGATATGCAAACGCAGACTTGGCTCTACAGAATCCATTTACCAACAAGGTATTCAGCGGATTCACCATCTTGAGAAACAAGACCTTCTCTCCATTGGTTCTTGAGCAGTTGGCAGCAGCAGGTGTCACCACCCTACAGCCAGTCGCAGGCGGTGGTAGAGTTGTATGGGGTATCACAACCAGCCAGTCTGGATTCCCAGAAGAACAAGAAATTTCTATCGTCTTCATCAGAGATAGAGTTGCTAAAGTTCTACGTGGTGGTTTCGCAGGATTCATTGGAACTCCACAGCTAGCAACCACTTCAACTTCGCTAAATACAGAAGCGGTCATTTTGCTCAACGCCTTGATTTCTCAAGGATTGATTACTGCCTTCAAGGGATTGTCGGTTCAGCAAGACTCATTAGATCCACGTCAGTGGAACGTTGCAGTAAGTGTTCAACCAGTTTATCCAATCAACTGGATCTATATTAAGGTAACAGTAGCTAATTTGGGAGCTTGATATATATAATCAGGGAGTATAAATAAATGACAACAGGATATCCACAAACTGGTTCTCTACTACAAATAGTTAACCCTGATGGTACTACAACAAATAGTACTAATACTGCAATTTCAACTAACATCTTATTGGCTGTGAGAACCCCAAGTGGTTATCAACCAATTGGTGCTGTTCAGTCGATGGCAATCTCTGAGAAGAGAGCTATCAAGATGATTGACGAAGTTGGAACTGATGGTCACATTGACTCGGTACCTAACCAGTCAACAAACATCACTGGCACTTGCCAGAGAGTAAGATTCCAGAAACTACGAGTTGCAGAAGCTTTTGATAGAGGATTCTTGCATGTAGCCGCACAAGCTTATCCTTTTGATATTATCATCTTCGATAAGCAAAAGTTTCAACCAGATGCTCAAGTAACTACAATCATCAAGAATGTATGGATTTCTGGTATTGACTATACTTACCAAGTAAGCGATTGGGTTATTACTGACTCAATGACTTGGGAAGCAGAACACATCTATAGTACAGTTAAGGGTGGACCTGCTGCTGTTGGTGGCCAGAACAACTTGGTCAAACCATTCGGTGGTCCTAACAATCCAAACTGGATTGAAACCCAGACTGACATGGGTAGTGGTGGTAGAAGAGGTTCATTGGATGCTGCCGGTCTTATCGACATTGGCACTTCTCAGTACGGACCACCAAGTTCTACTGGCATCTTCTAATCCTTTCTAATAACCCCAACTCCTTAAAGCGCTTGGCTAAACAGTCAAGCGCTTTTTCATTTGTTATATATTTGTTAGGAGTTGTGCAATGCCAAAATTTGATAGTCCAATTGGAAGTAAACAGTTTCAGGGTCAACCTATGAGAGATGTTAGTATCCCTGATGATACCGGTTATGAAGAACCACCTATGCCAAGGTCACGCCAACCACGTGAGCCGGCACCTGTTTTTGATGAGAGATCCATGAGAGATTTTCAATCTCAAATGCAGCCCCCAGAACCAGGCCCTATGAGAGAAATGTCTGAAATGGAAAGAGGCATTTTAGCAGCTAAGAAGGCCAAGCGTGAGGGCAAGGAAAGGCTCTCTGATGGTGCTAAACGACGTATAGAAATGCTGATTGGCATGACTAGGCTCACCAGGGAGGTAGATGTCGGTGGACAAATGTATAAACTACAGACGCTGACTTCCCAAGAACTGCGTGATGCTGTCGTAGCTACTGCCGAATTCGATGGTAAAGTCGAGTTCATTTTTGAGAATAGAAAGCAGCTTCTTGCCCGCTCTGTTACCGTCATAGCTGGTGTTGCTATTGACCAGTTTCTAAATTCAGATGAATTAGAGGCCAAACTAGAGTTTATTGAACTGATTGACCATGCCCTATTACATAGATTATACGGCGAATATGTATCTTTGACCCAGGAAGCTCAGAATAAGTATAGTCCCAAGACTGAAGAGCAGGTCAAGGAGGTCATTGCTGATCTAAAAAAATAATAAATGAACCGGAACACCGTTTTCATTGGGAGCTTATGAAAATGAAGAGAACCCTTGACATTGGTGATCCTGAAATTACGGAAATGGACCCGGTTCGTAAAATGTGGCTTTTTGAGCAATGGCTCGGCGATAACAGAGATGATGCCGAACTAGCTAAAAATCACGCATATCTATTAGGCTCTTTCTTTAATGCGGAAGCAGTACAACAGATGCTTAATGATAATGTTCATGAATCTACTGATGAAGATATGGAAGAATCCATGCGAATGGTCACTGACGGTTTGCCTGGAGTATTTGAAGCACCACAAGAAAAACCGCTGCCTAGAAGAAGACGTAGAGCGGCTTTAAAGGAATGATAAATGGCTGGTCCTGATGATCCAACAAGTGCTAATATAGCTGCCCCGACTGAAGACCAGTTGAAAGCGTGGGATCAGTATAATGAGTACACTAAACAATCTAATGAGAATATCTCCCAAGTAAATAGCCTTACCCACATGGCGGAGCAGACATTTGGTTCTCTAAACGATGGTTTGAAAAAATTAGGGCTTTCATTTGAGTCTCTAGATAAAATGAATAGCAAACAGGCTGCCGGATTTGGCGCCTTAAGCACTTCTATTTTGGGAAGCAAAGAAGCCTTTACTCAATTAGCAAGTGTTGATACTAGTAGGTTATTAACTTTTACTGGTCAGATAAAGGATATGCAAGAGACTTTGAAACAAAGTCCAGTTTACAGAATCCTTAAAAAAGAACTTGAAGATGCAACCAAAGCAGCGGCAGCTATGGGTGGTGCTGTTACTAACGTAGCAAGAGCGGCAATTACAACAGCAGAAAATAAGATTAAAGACTTTACTAATGTAGTTTCAGAATCTGCAATGGCCATGTTAACCAGTGCTGACAACTCGCTAAGACTGCAAAATGCTATGTTCCAACTAACTATGCAGGCAGGAGATGCTAAAGACTTATTTACAGGTATTGATAAACTAACTGATGGAATGAGTGAAGGATTTCAAAATATTGGCGACGTTATGGCCAAATTCAATACAGTACTAGAAAGTGGCTCGAACGCTTTGGGTGGCAACCAAGAACTAGCGGCTAAGTATATGGCCGAAATCAATAGAATGCCCGGAGGATTCAAAGCAATAATTGCGCCCCTTGAAATCGCAGGCCAAAAAACCAACATCTTAACAGCTAGCATTCAATATGCTGTAGGTGCTGGTCGTAAGCAAGAAGAAGTTTTTGCTGATATGTCCAAAGCTATGGCTGAGTATAGTATCTCGGGCGGTGATGCTCTTAGATTCTCAGCTAGAATGACTGAAGTAGCGAATGATATGGGTGCTCAGTTCAAAGATGTACAGTCAGCTTTGCATGGAGCCATTGATGAATTCAAGATGTTTGTCAACAACGGTGCTGATGCAACTAAGATGACACAAGGGATGGCTGATTCCATGAAGAACTATGTTCAAGAATTAGTTGCAGTTGGAGTCCCTGCACAGAATGCAGTAGAGATGTTCAAAAACTATTCTACTCAGATCAAGAACATGAACATGGGCCAGCAAGCATTCTTATCTACTATGTCAGGTGGTGGTGGAGGATTAAGAGGAGCCCTCAAAGTCCAAGAAGATATCGCTAAGGGAAATTTTGATAAGATAAGAGGCGAAGTAGAGACAACAATCAAGAGACTATCAGGCCCACTTATTACAAGAGAAGAAGGTATGAAGAGTGAGGCTGGAGCACAGCAATATGTTCGTCAAATGCAGATTTTGCAACAGGGCCCATTGGGTAGCATGGCAAAATCTCCAGGTGAAGCAGATTCTCTTATCAGGGCTCTAAAAGAGGGAACTAAACTTCCTACCGAAGCAAAGAAGCCAGAAGAAGTATTGGCCGATACTATGAAGCGTGGTGAAGATTGGCAGAAGAGGTCATACACACAGCTTACTGAGATTAACAAAAACTTACAGAATATGTCTTTTAGAGCTGGTAATGCTAATTTAGCAACCACTCAACAAATGTTCACTGGAGCCGGTGCTAGCTCTATAGCTGGTGGAAGTGGTACTGGAGCAGGAATTTCTCCAGGCTCACAAGAAAGGTTAGCCGCCTCACAAAGAGCCATTAATACATCAGATCCTAACTCGCAGCTATTCAAGCAGACTGCTGAAGCTGTTAAAAACTTACCCGCTACCTTCTCAGATGCTTGGAAGAGTTTCAAAGAAGCTATTGGATCGGGAAACAAAGAGACTACTCAGGCAGCTAATGAGAAAATGCTGGCCGCTATTAAAGATCAACAAGCTAAGTCAGCCAGTATGACTGATGAACAGAAAAAAGCACTTAATACACTTCAACAAAATTTCTCTGCTGTTAAAACGGGTCCACAACAGGATAGTTCACAAGGCACTCCAAAAACTGCGGTGGCATCAAGTGCCACCACTACAGCAGCGGGTTTGCCGAAAATGAATTTCACTTCAAACCCTGTACCTTATCTCAGAAAAGGACAACAAATTCCTGCTCCCTCACCACCATCAAACGCTACTGGTACTGGTGGTCCAACTGGAACCGGAACAAGACAACAAGGTGGTACGGCTCAAGGCGCACCTGGCCAACCAACTCCAGTTGCAGTCACTGTAAACATCACTGGTAATTGTCCACACTGTGGAGCACAAGTCAACCATACACCATCTAACTCGACAGTCTCACAGGGCGTAAAAGCTCCATAAGGATAAACTATAATGGCTAAATTCTCTCTCGATGACGCTATTGGCGGAATTAATAAAGTTCAATCGGCTCTAAACGGAGCTAACCCACTTACGCAAAGTAATCTGGCGGCTTTTGAATCTAATGGATTCCTTGTGGCCTCTACGCCATCTGCAGATGGAAACGGATTACCATATACAAAGATTACTCCAGGTGTCTCTGGTAAGATTGGTAGAAATATCATCACCTGGTTCGTTCCACAATTTGGAACAGTCAGAATGTTCATTAACCCACAGAACATCACATATACACATAAGAAACTTATCAACAAGGATAGAACTAAGGGAGGATATACTCTACAGTATTGGGGAGAAGAGTTAAGCCAACTTAGTATCAGCGGCACGACTGGTAGTTCTGGAATTGAAGGCATCAATATGCTCTATGAACTTTACCGTGCAGAACAGTATGCATTCGATGCTACGGGTTTGACGCTCGCAGCCAACAACGCTTCGGCAGACCTTGCTAACAATCTAATAAATGGTGCTGGTAGCGCTATTGGCAAAGCAGTTGGTGGTTTGTTTGGCGCTCAAAATCAAGCAGCAGCCGGCGCTGGAGGCGCAGGATTACTAGGTGGTATTCTTGGCCTTGATTCTCCAAACAATAACTTGTCAGCCAGAAACATTCCATCATTAGCCTCTTTGGCATTTGGTGTTGAAATGTATTACAATGGTTGGGTCTATCGTGGATTCTTTGATAGCATGACTATTACTGAAAGAGCCGATAACTTCTTACTTGATTACAACATGATCTTTATGGTTACTCAGAGAAGAGGATACAGGACCAACTACTTCCCATGGCACAACAGCCCAGCTAGCGGCCCCAGTGCATACAATACTCCTGGTTCTTTCAATGGAGACACGCAAATAAATACTAATACTAGTATTGGTGTTGTCGCAAATCCTGGTAACGCAGGTGGTATAGTAGGAGCATTGTCAGGACTTCTATGAGTTTTTTAGGTGATTTAGGGGATGCGATAAGCAGCCAATTCAATTTGGGAGAAAATACCACTACAT